CCGTCAGCGAACGCACCGTCCACATAGTCGTTTAAATCTCCAACGGCGGTATTGGCGTTCTTTGCGCTCTCAACGGCGGCGTTGGCGGTGTTCTGAGCCTGAGTTATCAAACCGTTCACGGCTTCCCATTCATCAAGTTCATATAAGCCCGATGAACCTGATTTGAACTTTATTTGCCCGGATATGATACCTTTCAATAAATCAAAATAAGTGTTCCCGTCTGTGGAAACAATCTTGTCTGTCGTGATACGCCCCGGAAGGATTTCTGTAAAACCGTACAGAGTGACAAAACTCCGTTCTTCATTGTATTCAGAGTTCAGGACACCGACAAGAAGATGATAGAAGCCTGAAACACCCTCTAATTTGATTGCGTTTTCAGACAGGATGAAAACACCTGTTTGTGCCGTCTTTGAGACTTTGGCATATAAATAATACTTCTTCTTCCCGTCATCAAGCACTGCGCTTGTGTAGGCTGTCATATCCCAAAATTTGTATTCCGAAACCTTGTGCGATGCACTGACCGTATTGATGCCGAGGGTCATGTGTTGTATGATACCCGCTTCCGCTGTCAGTTGCTTCGTCTCATTGTCATAGACAATTCTGTGCGTAACCGGGACGGGGCTTGTCTTTGAGTTCACAAAACGGAATTGAAGACTTTCATCGCCTACAAGCATTGACATCGTTTGAACGGCAATCGGGTTGATTGAGTTCGTGAAGTTATCGAGCAGGGCTTCTTCCAACATGCTGATTGTTTCCTTTGCATCCCTGAACCGTCTTTTTGTGAATTGAATAGCGTCACGGTGTAGGTCATCAACGATGACTTCCTCACTTTTCAGGTCATTCAATGTTGATGAAACACTGCCGCTTACCGTTGTGTTTGAAAGTTCAATCACGGGGCTATGTGGTTTGTTGATATAATCTTTTATCCCCGTTATACGCACGAGAACACCGTCTTTCTGAAACTGATTGTCAGAGAAACGGATATATCCTCCGAGTTTGATGCGCCCCCCGATGTTTACCCAATCTTTTTTCGACCATATCCCGTCAAGTTCTCCCGTAAAAGTGAATTTTAGGTCTTCATTATCAAACAAGTATTTTGCAGCCGCCCGGAACATATCCCATGATGCGCCCGTTTTCGTGGCGTTGTCACAAATATAAGCTGATGGTAGCATACATTTGAATACGGCATATTTATCGCCCGCTTTAGGGGAGAATGTGGCGTTTGGCATGGTTTGCCCGTCTATGTCTGCGGGAACAATCTCAAAACGGCGTGCCACCTTTCCTTTAACGGCATTATGGTAATATTTAACCTCAAACTCCCGTCCGGCAAGCATACCCGTCTGAAAAACAACGGTCATAGTTTCCCCCGCTATCAAGCATTCTTCATAATCCAGTGAAGACGGGATTGACGTGTCAACAATGTCGTAAAAATTGTTTTTCTCATCAACAGCAACAACCGTGCTGACCGTACCGACACGTTTCGGGTAAATCTCAGAACAGTCAAGACTATCTTCGGCGAGCGATGACAGTTGTTTGTCATCACGGCGTATTGAAAGCCCTGCTTCATCAACGACATAACGGCGGGCGTTCTTGGCTATGAAGCCGTCTTCATCTTCAAAATGTTCGCCGTCATAAGCGAGTGTTTGGTTCTTGGGAAGAAGAAGCTCGGAAGAACCGTATTTTGACGGGTCTATATTGTCCGTACCGCCTTGAACGAACAAAATTTCCGTTGGTGGGTTGTCTCCCGTATTTGAACGTCCGACACCCGGCTTGAACCCGTTGCCACGTCCATAGGACAGCGGGAGGGGGTTACTTTTGTTGTATTCAATCTTACGTAATGACACACGTTTTCCCGTAAACTCGTATTCTGTCTTGAACGTTGAAGCCATGCGGGTTAGAGCGTCAATACAAAAATCATGGTCATAGGCAATCAGGGTTTCAACACCGTCAATACATTCGCCAACCGTCCATCCTTTGTCACGGCGGTTCATATTGTCAACAAACATTTGAAGATGTTCATGCGGCTTTACGGTCAACGAAAATTTCAAACGTCCGTCAACCGGGTTTCTGAATTTCCAAACTTTTGCGTTTGCTTCGGGCGGGTCAAAAAGCACCGTGTATTCAAACAGTCTTTTATGTTTCATCTTGAAATTCTCCGGGCGTTTGAGCGTGAACGTTTCGCCTTGAAACTCACAGTAAGAGCCTACTGGGATTTCAACGTGTTCAGGGAGCGAATAATACAACGTTAAACTATGGTCTCCCATGACAACCCTATTGCGGTAACTGTTATCGTCAACCTCTATTTCAAGAACCTTGCTTCCGGCATTATTGTAAATTATCATACTACTAAAAACTTTGAGTTATTTTTCCCGAATTTCCCCGTGATTGAACTTTCTTTTTAAAATGGTATGATTATATTGTAATCACTTTTAGAGCGTTCTACGGGTCTAAAAAAGGCTTTTTCAAGAATAACCATTCTTCCCGTCACATTTTATGTTTGAATAACGTGACGGGAAGCGGTTTTTACAAGTTACAGAATACCGTATTCAAGGCAGTCTGCATCCACTTGCGCTTTCAGGGTAGCACGTTCGGATAGATAGGCTTTGTATGCCTCAATCTTTGCCTTGGCTTCCTCGCTTGACTTTGCCCCTCCAATCATACCGAGGTTCGCTGCGTTGAACTCATTCACAAGTTTTTGTTCCCGGTTGTTGTCCCACTTCTCCGTGATAACTGTTTCAGTTATCTTGTTTGAAGAAAGCGGAGCCCACACGGTCACTTCTTCACATTTCCATTGTTCCTGAACCGGGGCTTCATCGTCAGAAGCGAATTCGCTTGGTTCAACGGTGGCGGGTTTTTCAACTTTCTGAATGTTGAAGCGGTAAACGTAACTTCCGTTTCCGACAGCCTCCAATTTGGTCGGCTGATTGTCATAAAATGCTATCATAATAACACGGTTTAATGATTGTTTTTAATAAATGTTTGCTATCACTATGTTTCGCCCAACCGAGCCACGGGGCGACAGCCTGCTTATAAGCCTTTGCGTCAAGCGGAGGTTTGCGGCGGTTCAGCCGTGAGACGGTATGGCAGAAATTCTTCTTAATGCTCTTGCGGATAAGTTTCTGTTTCCGAAAGAACAAATAACCGACATAATCAAGCGCACGCCCATGTTTGTCATAACGGTTCTTTGCGATAGGGAATATCTGATAATTGCCTTTAATGCTTAGTTCAAGTTCTTCCTCGATATATTCTTTTATGAACTTGAAAACCTGATGAAGAACGTCCTTGCTTTCAGCCAAGAACGGTATATCGTCAGCGTATTCAATAGCTTTGATATATGGCTTTTCTTTCAGGTTCAAAGCCTTTCTGACAAGTTCCGGCAAACACTCGTTTACCCAATGCATGAAATAGCATAAATACAGGTTTGCGAGATATTGTGAGAGATAGTTCCCGATTGGAAGACCTTGTGCGCTGTCTATGATTTCGTCAAGAAGCCACAACAGGTCAGCGTCCTTGATTTTACGGCGTATCAGTCTTTTCATCACATTGTGACTGATTGAGGGATAATACTTCTTGATGTCAATTTTCAGGCAATATAAGGGCTTTCCCTCAAACTCCTTTATTATCTTGTCAACTTGATGGGCGCACCCCTCTATACCACGTTTCTTGACACAAGAATAAGTATTGTGCGTGAATGTTTTGACCCATATCGGTTCAAGAACATTCATAATTGCGTGATGTACTATTCTGTCGGGATAGTACGGAAGACGGAAAATAAGCCTTTCCTTTGGCTCAAAAATCGTGAAGACATCATAAGGAGAGGTTTTGAACGTCTTTGTCAGCAAGGCTTCATGTAAGGCAAGAATATTCGCTTCACGGTTCTTGTCGTGAACCCTGACCCCGTATGTGTGCGTTTTACCCTTGCGAGCCTTTCTGTCAGCTTCCCGCAAGTTCTCAACGGAGATTATGGTCTTATATAAGTTTCCTATTCTTTTCATGCTTCTGCTTTGCTTTTCTTAGTCAGAGTTTTCGGTAGCCCATACAACAGGCGTTCCTACCAACACTTTTAGGAGGTTTGCTTGAATTTTTTTGCCAAGTGGCAAGGCTGTCATTCTTTTATTTTGTTTCATATTGTCAAAACCAATTTTAAAGCATAGGTGAGAACCGATGTTCGCATTCGTATTCGAGGGGGCGTTAGTCGAATCCGCATAAGCGAGACCTGCATTCGCACTGTTATTCGCGTTACCGCTGAACAGGACACCACAAGAATGACCCACCTTTTTATTTTGTTATTTCATTGTTTTCTTATTCAAAATAATATCTGTTACCGTTACCCCTCAAAGTAACTTTTCGGGGAAACTTATTCATTTCTTTGATTTTCTTCAAAACATAAAGAATGTCGGATGAACCAGTGAAAAATTTCTTGGCATCTGATTCCAAACTGTCTTTTGATGGCTTGATTTTTACAAGCGTCTGACCTTTTACTCCTTTAGCCTTGCTGAATCTTGTCGGAACTTCTTCAATGAAATCAACCACCCAAAACGTGGTGTTTACGAGTTTTGATTGTGTCGTTTCATCACAATTGAAACTCCTGCTGTTTTCATCTCTCGGGATATTCAGGAAAGCGAGGCTTCCGTCATCTTCTTTTGGTATGTTGTTCATTTCTTCAATCATCGTTTTATACTGTTATTATTTGAACCCTGCCCCACAAAGAGGCAGGGAAAAGGTTATCACTCAAAGCGTGTTACGCTGACGTGGGTATAAAG